CTGCTGAGTTAGGTACGTCTTTACCTTCACCGTCAACGCCGTCTTTAACTTTTGTTGTACCAGCTTTATTAGCACCTACATCGTGCTTAGCAGTTACGTCGTGTACCTTATTGTCTTTCTTAATTAATCCTAAGCCTTTTGAATCTGGAACTTCTTCCATTTCAGTTGCTTCACCATGCATTTCGTCTTCATCATGTGTTTCTTCTGCATCTTCTTCGTCGTTACCCATGTCGTCGTCTGGTGTGGTTTCGTCGCCGAGATCTTCTTCACCAGCTTCACCTTCAACTTGAGCTAAAATTTCTTTTAACACTTTTACGTGTTCAGGCTTTAAAGTGACTGTTACTTCATCTTTAACTTCAACGTCATCACCTGCTTCGGTGTCGACGCCGAGTGCGTTAAGATCCATTTCATCTTCACTGTGCATAACTTCTTCAAACAATTTATCAAAAGTAGATTTCATGTAATTATTTATTAAGGCAGATGTAGATTTTTCAACATCTTTATTAAAATTTTCCACAGACACGTTTAATTCTTTAACGTATGGTCTGTTTTTTTTCTGTTTATCTGTCATAGTTTTGAGGTCTGATATGTCTCTATTATATGCTGGACCATCAAAATTATCAGCAGCTACTGGGCCTGTTTCTTTTTCGCGCCCAATTTCACCAGCTTTTGGTTCATTTAATTGAACAGGTCCTGGACCTTCTTTAGTGCTAAATTTAGCATTTTTCTTCACATTTAATTTCTCTGTGACTATTTGTTTCGAATACAAGTCCCAGATTTCTAATAGATTTTGCGCACGTGACATGTAAATATTTATTATGCGCAGCACAAAAAACAGGCAAAACTATCTAAATAACCCTAATCTCCCAACCGTTGACTCGCAATTTGAGTACACGACGGAAATGGTTAAGGACATAAAAAAATGTACCCAAAACATTTTATATTTTGCAGAAAAGTTTTTTTATATTGTTTCGCTAGACGACGGTAAACAAACAATTAGTTTACATTATTGTCAGAAGCGTGTTCTTAGAAAGATGAGAGATAATAGATTTTTTATTCTTTTAGCAAGTAGACAGATCGGTAAGTCAACTCTCATGACAATTTACGCATTATGGGTTGCTTGTTTTATGCAAGACCAAGCTATATTAATTGTAGCAAATAAAGAAGGTACTGCTATTGAAATTTTTAGACGTATAAGATTAGCTTATGAAGAATTGCCTAATTGGATTAAACCAGGTGTTAAAGAATACGGTAAAACGTCTATGAGTTTAGCTAACGGTTGTAGAATTGGTATATCAACCACTACAGGCACCGCTGCAAGAGGTCAATCTATCAATTATCTAATATTAGATGAGTTAGCATTTATTGAACCTCATTTGGTGGATGAATTTTGGAAGTCTGTTTACCCTATCGTTTCGTCATCCAAAAAATCTAAAATTTTTATCGCATCAACTGCTAACGGTACTGGTAATCTTTTCCACAGTTTATATACAGGGGCTGAACAAGAAAGGAACGGATGGGCTTGTGATAAAATTTTATGGGATGAAATTCCAGGAAGAGATGATAAGTGGAAAGAGCAAACAATAGCAACTATCGGAAGTTTAGATGCATTTAATCAAGAATTTAATTGTGAGTTTTTAGATTCAGGTGAAAGTTCTGTAAATGAAGAGCTTTACGATAGGTTATCTGTATATATAAAAGAACCTGTATATGTAATGGAAGAAGGCAAATATTTGATTTGGGAAGAACCAAACGATGAAAAAATTTATATTGCCGGGGTTGACGTTAGTGAAGGTGTTGATAAAGACGCAACCGTTGTTCAAATTTTAGATATTTCTGATCTAACAAACATTAAACAGGTTGCTTGTTACCATAATAATGGAATATCACCTATCAATTTCACACCTAAACTAAATGATATATTAACACAATGGGGTAAGCCCTTAGTATGTATAGAAAGAAATAACTGCGGTGCTCAAGTTGTAGATAACTTAAGAAACATTTTCAATTATGATAATATAGTTTCTTGGGGTGCTTCTGAAGCAGGTAGACAAAAATCACAACTCGGTATTATTGCGCATACTAATACAAAATATGCAGGTGTTACTAATATGCGCTATTGGGTCAATCAATTAGAAGTCGTACAAATAAGAGACATCGGTTTGTTAAAAGAATTAAAAACGTTTGTTAGACATTCTAACGGCACATGGAGTGCCAGAAAAGGTGCAGGTTTTCATGATGATAGAGTTATGAGCTTTATTTGGTCTCTTATTATATTAGAGAAGGAGTTAGTGGAAAAACACTTCGAAGTTATGAAATTAGATGCTAATAATAGACCGCTTATACTCAAACAACTTGATTTTGGTATTAAATATTATACAAACCCGGGTTCTTTTTATAATGATAGAGATGGTAGTAATTCTGCTCTACCTTCTCTTATATCAGATAAAAATCAAGGATACGATGAATTCAATTCTTTGATAGAGCAAGGTTATAAACCATTATTTTAATGTCATCAACACCTATAACACAATCACAACTTAACAAAAGTAGACTAGATAAGTTTACTTTAGTTTTTGACTTACCACCAGTATTAAGAAACTTAAACACGGGTAATTTAAATGCAAGAACTAATAACTTAGTTAATAGCAATTCAATGCAATTTTCGGTTTACGGATCAGTAATACCAACAATTAATGTACCTGAAGTGGAAGCACCTTACGCTGGAACGACTTATAAGTTATCTTCTCATAGCAGACCTGGTTATGATAATGTTAATATTAACTTTACTATTGATAACAAGTTTAATAATTACTGGGTTATATATAAATGGTTAGATATTATAAGTGATGATAAGAATATAATCTTTAATGCAAATAATGTAGTACTGCCTCAACCGAATTTAAATAAACTTCCTAAACCTTTACAGCCAGATCAGTATCAAACAACATTTACTTTATTTGCTAAAGATGAATTTGACGAACCTATAGTTAAATTTAACTATACAAAAGCTTTTCCTGTTTCTATAGGCGGTATAGATTATAATTATAGAGAGCCAGGTGAGATAGAAACCAGTTTCACGTTTGCTTTTTCTCAGTTCTTTGCTGAATTGGTATAAAAGTGGTCGGGAAATTCATAAATAATTAATATGGCTCGCACAATTGAATCTCCAGGCGTACAAATTTCAGAAATAGATCTTAGCACAAGACCAGTAGTACCAACCGGCACAGGTGTTTTAGTCGCAGGTTATGCTCCGCAAGGCCCTACTGACCAAGTTATACAAGTAACAACGTTAAATGAATTCACTCAAATTTACGGTCAACCAGAAACCCCAGCTGAAAGATATTTCTATCACACAGCTGCACCGTTATTCAACACCCAAGCAAGAGTTTATACATATAAGTTACCATACGGCTCAGGATCAGGCGTAGGGTTTGGTTCATATTACGGTGCATTAGTTTATCCTTGCTCTGCAGTAGATATTAACTATGCAAGCGGCACAAATGCTAATTACGGTAAGTTTTTAACTACATTTGACGCACAATCAGCTGATGTTTTATACTTGTTCGGTAAGCCAGTTCACTTTGAATTAACACAAACCGAATACAATCAAGTTGTACAAGGCCAATTTAACTGGCAAAATACAGGTAAGCTTTCATTCACATCAGTAAGCGATTTCGGTTATGCTGGTATGATTGTTCTTAATAAAGGACAAACATCAGTTAATAACATTTTTGAAGGTTATTATGCAGGTATTTTAGACAATACCAACCTAAACCCAGCAACAAACTTTGACGGGTTGTTAGAAGTATTAACAGTTCCAGCAACTGCAGTAGCGACAACACAGTACACAACAGTACCTGAAACAAGACTTAACTTTGCATTATCATCACTTTCTGATAACTCATCAGACGTTCTTGGTAATCAAGGTACTAGCGTTTCTGAAGTATTAGAAAATTCACCAACCTTTAATTTAGATGTTGGAACGTTTGACGATTCTATTATATTTGGCTTGTTTAGATTACAGCAATCAGTATTCTCACCAAATACAATTAAGCTTGATTACACATTTAGTGAAAAATACGTCGGTTCGTTAGACTATTGGAGACAAATTAACTCTCAAAACGGTGGAGCACCAGAAAGCTTCTTTATTGCAGATAAAGACATTGCATCACCTAACGTAAACATACTTGTTAATGATTATATTTCACATAAGACAACAAGTACATGGTTAAACACAGCTGGTGTACCTGCAAATAAAGCAAGATTAATTACAAAGAGCTTCTCAACATCATCTGCAGTTAATACATTATTACATACCCTTTCAACAGAATTCGGTATTACAGACCCAACAACATCAGCTGCACAAGCTGCAATATTAGCAACACCATTATTAAGTGCATACGCAACATTTGGCAGAGCTGATAGCTTGTTTACAATTGGTGCTTATACAAACACAGATCTTAAGACTAAGGACTTAGGTTCAATCCCAGCAAAATTAGATAGAATGTTTGATATTACTGAAAATGCTGAATTATTTGACGTTGACCTTACAGTTGATGCAGGTATCTCAACAATATTTGCAGTAAGTGAATACCTCGATTCAGTACCTAGCTTATCATCAACACAAAAATATTTCAATGATACGTTGTTTGTAGCACCAATCACCGGTTTATACACAACAAACCTAGAGAATATTACAACAGAAGCACGTACATTTAAGAATAATTGGACAACCATTTATAACAAGTATGCAACATTTGCAGGTCAACAAAGAAGAGATCACTTATACATTGCAGACTTACCAAGAAATATATTCGTACAAGGTAATAACTTTTTAACATTATCAAATCCAGAATATAATTTCTCACTTAATGTTTACTCACCAATTAGAAGCGTTATCAATACTGCTAATACAAGTTATGCAACAACTTATGCTAACTGGGCAAAGGTGTTTGATAATAATTTAGGTGACTTTGCATGGGTACCGTTCTCAGGTTACGCTGCAACAGCAATGGCTAATACAGATGCAAACTTCCAACCATGGTATGCACCAGCAGGCTTTGTAAGAGGTAGTGTAACAAACGTTGCTGACTTGGCATTATATCCAAAACAAAAGCAAAGAGACCAGCTTTACAAGATATCGGTTAACCCGGTAGCGTTCTTCCCGAATGAAGGTTTTGTAATTTACGGTCAAAAGACATTATTAAAGCAACCAAGTGCTTTTGATAGAATTAACGTAAGACGTTTATTCTTAAACTTAGAAAAGGCAACAGCCAACACGGTTAAGTTCTTTGTATTCGAGCCAAACACGCTCTTAACAAGAACAAGAGTTGTTAATACATTAACACCTATCTTTGAAAACGCAAAGAACACTGAAGGTTTATATGATTACTTGATCGTTTGCGATGAACGTAATAATACACCAGCAGTTATTGATCAAAACGAGTTGGTAGTTGACATTTACTTGAAGCCAGTTAGAACAGCTGAGTTCATCTTAGTAAACTTCTACGCAACACGTACAGATACAAACTTCCAAGAATTAGTTGGTTAATATGAAAACAGGTCAAACGGTTTATTTTAACACATCATTTGACAATAATGAACGCCACGGGGTTATTCAAGAAATAACCTCTGTGGGTTTGTTAATTAATAACGTTTGGTATAGTAAAAAAGATGTAAATGTAAAGAACATTCTTTTAGACAGTAAAAGTGAGACAAATAATCAGCAATTAATACTTGGATAATTAAATAATAATATGGCAGACGTCAATCAAACTATTGCAGATTTTTACACGCAGGCGCAAGCTAGAGATTTTTCACGTAATAACCTTTTTAGAGTGCTTAACATTAATTTCGGTGATGGTAGCACGCAAGTAATTGGTGAAGATGATTTAGTATATGCAAAAACAGCATCATTACCAGCTAAGTCAATTACCAATGTTCAAGCACCTTATATGGGACTTCAATTTAACATACCAGGTGTAGCGCAATATCCAGGAAGTGATGGGTATGTCATTAACTTCTATGCAGACGCTGCGCAGCAATTAAGAGAAAAGTTTTTAGCTGTAGTAAACGACACGTTCAATGATGCAACAAGTACAGGTAATTACTTTACACCTAAGCAATCAGCTGTTATTGATTTAGTTCAATTAGATAAACAATTAAACAAAATTGCACAATATCAATTAGTTGGTGTGAGTATTAGACAAGTACAAGAATTACAATATGATATGACAGCTACCGGTGATATACAAAGCTTTGATGTTACTCTAGCTTACCATTATTGGAGAAAGACAGGTTAATATAGATAGTATAGAAGGAATAAAAATGCCGTACTTGTACGGCATTTTTTATGATTAAATATTTCTATGCCCAGTATTTTGAATGCAGTAGGTAACGCTGTTACCGGTTTAGCTACTTTAGGTGGTTTATCACAACCAGGCGGTTTAGCAAGCCCAAGCGTTATTGCTTCTAACATTGCAGTTCCTGGAGTTCCGTTAGTAAGTTTTAGAGATTATTTTTTAACCACTATGGAATCATGGGTAACTACGATTCCATTGAGAACTCAGTACATAGCATTATTTGATAGCTTTCCGGTAGATCTAAACCAAACAGTTTTACAAAATTTAGAACCAATACAAGGTGATAAAAAAGGATTTGCTATTGATACAGCTAAAGCTGCTTTAGTAAATTATCCTCTTCAAGGAATTGTCGGTTGTATCTTTTTAGACGGGGTGAGTATACCGACAGAAAATTTAGCTGCTGGAAATGCTCCTATCGAAAACAATAGAGGTTTTATACAAGGCAGTATTTTAGAAAATAGAGACGCATTTAGCAGTAATAATCTCACTTTACAGTTTAGAGAAACAAATGTTTCTTTCACCGATGTTATAATGAGATCGTGGGTTATATTAGCATCACATAGAGGATTTGTTGCACCGGCTCCAGGTCAAAGCAGTATCAAAACAAATATTACTATATTGCAATTTTCAAGAACTTTTCAAAATGTTTCTCAAATTCCTAGAAAAATATGGAAGTATTACAATTGTGTTCCTCTTTCCGTGGGCACTAGAAATTTAACATATGATACAGAAAGTGTCGAAACATATGATGTTCCGTTTTTGTATGATAGATACACTTTAGAGGATAACCTCTATATACCTTTACCGGATATTATATCAAAAATAGGTAAAGGGAACTTACCTAGAATATCACCGTTACAAGGATGAGTTTTTCTTTCACGTTTACTTTAGATATTGGTGATAAAAAAGTTAACATAAGAGAACTTTCTTTTATCGAGTATAAAAATATTTGTAAACAACTTTTTAACCAAACAGACGTTACAAAAATAAAAAAAGTATTCAACGATATTTTGAATACATGTGTTTTAAATAAAGTTACACTTAATATTTACGAAAAAATAGTAACACTTTTATTCATCAGAGGGCTTACTTTAGGTAAGGATGTAAGTTTACAACTTGAAAATAAAAAAATTACCTTTAACACTGACCTTCTTTTACAGAAACTTAGTAACGACACAAAACCGTTTGATGTACACCACAATAATTTGGTTTATAAAGTCGGGTTACCTTATAATTTTATTTTATCTGAAAATGATATAATAAAAGGAGTGTGTGAAAGTCTTATTAGTATTGATACGGGTGAAAAAATGATATATCTATCCTCTTTAAACGATGAAGAGAAATTACAGGTTATATCTTTTCTTCCCGGGTTACCTATAACAGAAATATATAAGAAAATTTACAACAACTACAAAGATATATCATTTAATATTCCCAATATTGAAAATATTAATTTTGACCTATTCAATGCGTCATTTATATTCTTTCTAAAGTTTATATTTGATGAAAACTTTAATACGGTTTTAAGTCTGGAATACAATCTAAGGAGAC